TCTATGATGAAAAAGAAGTATCAAGAAAATTTAATCAAGTCTTAAAAGATAGTGGATATAAAAAGATAAAAACTAATAATTGGAATAATAAACCTGCTTTGTGGAGTTTATCTTGAATCCTAAAAATCCAATATTTGTAATATCAAAAGGTAGGTGGGAAAGTAGATTAACAAGTAAAACTTTTGAGAGAACAAATATACCTTATCGTATTGTAATTGAACCACAAGAATATGATGATTATGTAAAGTTTATTAATAAAGAAAAAATAATTAAATTACCATTTTCCAATTTAGGTCAAGGTTCTATTCCAGCAAGAAATTTTGTTTGGGATTTTGCAATAAAAGAAGGACACAAAAAACATTGGATTATAGATGATAATATTTATGATTTTTATAGATTTAATAGAAATGCAAAAAATATAGTAGAGGATGGAACTATTTTTAAATGTGCTGAAGATTTTGTTGATAGATATGAGAACATAATGTTAAGTGGATTTAATTATTGCAAGTTTTGTATAGCAAGTGAGAAATATCCACCATATTTATTTAACACAAGGATTTATTCTACAATTCTTATAGATCATAGACTCGATTTAAGATGGAGAGGTAAATATAACGAGGACACAGATCTGTCCATTAGAACATTAAAACTTGGTTATTGCACAGTCCAATTTAATGCTTTTTTAGCAGAAAAAGCTACAACTATGAGATTAAAAGGTGGAAACACAGATAGCATATACCAAAACGAAAATTTAGATTATCAAGATGGTGTATTAGAAAAATCAAAATCTTTGCAAGAACAACATCCTGACGTTGCAAAAGTTGTATGGAGATGGAATCGTTGGCATCATTTTGTAGATTATTCTGTGTTTAAAAGAAATAAACCAATTTTTAAAAAAGACATAAAAATACCAAAAGGTATAGATAATTATGGTATGAAACTTAAAACTTTCGAGGAATATGTCAAATAGTGGTTATTTTCTTGCTTTTCGTAGTGTTTGGAGACATCCTGCTTTTAAAAGCGTAATTGAGTCAGCAATATGGCTATATATTGTGTCAAACGCCTCCCATAAAGACAAAGAGCTTAAATTTATGGAAAACCCTATATTTGTCAAAAGGGGAGAGCTTATTTTCCCATTACGAAAAAATGCTAAAATATGGGGTATCACTTATCCAAGAATGAGGTTATTTATACAAAGATTAAAAACAAAAAAAATGATTAATATTAGATTAGCCACTATGAATCCACATAGAGACCACAAGTACGCAAAAGTCAGCATCATTTCTGTTGTAAATTATGACAAATTCCAACAATATGATCTTACACCAAACCAGTACAAAACCACTACAAACGCATTACTAAATAATAAACTAAATAATAATACTAACATTAGTAAGGATAAAAAAGATGTTAATAGTGGTAATAACTATGATGGTTCATATAAGGTTGTATCCACTTGGGGAGACGAAGATATAGTAGAGAAAAATGGAAAAAAATACGTCAGGCACAGATGGAAAGGAACGATAAAACCACTAGAGAAATAAAATGTCCAACTTGTAAAGGTAAAGGATTTTATAGTGTTGATTATGCTCTTGCAAAAGAGGAAATGCACGTCCGTTGTGAAGATTGCAATGGTAGAGGAAATATGGAATATGAAAAAGAAATCTAAATTTAGACACATTGAAATAGACAAAAAAAAATATTATTTTTATGAGATTACTTGGGTTGACCCAACTGGAGATAGTGGCTGGGCTGATGCT